CATTAAAAGTGCAATCTTTAAATACAAGCCCATTAAAAGCGTCAAATTGATAGGTAAAAATACTAGTGACACAATTATCTGCCGAGCCTTGTGCATCCACAAAATACTTAATATCGTTATCCAATCCATTACCTATTAAGTGACAATCTATATTTGCAGTCGTATAATCTTTTTTAGGTAAATCATTGGTTGATACTAAATACTCCATGAAATGCTGAACCCCAGTTCTGTATCTCAATACCTGAGCAATATCAACAATTCTAAGTGGCGTGACCTTTAATTCAAATATGTCTATGTTTATACATAATTCGTTATTTACGGACACGGTTATAATATCAGATATTCCATATCCATGAAGATTTACTTGGTTTTGCGCCCATACAGTAGTATTCCCATCGTCTTTAGTAATTCTAGTATCTAAACCTCGTTCTCCTAAGTTTGCCCTATCTTCTTTACTTTCTAGCTTAGATAATATTAAATCTTCTAGTGCGCTTTCATATAAATTCATAATGTAACTCCATAAAAAAAGCCTTAAACCAAAAAACAGGTAAGGGCTGCTTCATGGAATAAGGCTTAGATGCGTGATTTAAATGCACTTAACAGAATCCCTTACACTCTATTAAGACATCTTACGCACAAACCTACAAAAATAATTTTGCAGACTCAATACTTTTTTATAAATTATATCCACAATCAGTAACCACAAAGGAATAATATGAAAGGATACAAATTGCATATAATCAAGGAATACGTGTCTACTGCACTTATTTCCGAAGACCCAGAAGAAGCCATACAAGAGGCGATAATGGTGCTCATCAATCTAGCACCTGACCAACAAGACGATGCCCTAGACTATCTGCATCACAAAGAAAAACAATTACCCATAAGGAGTACCGTATATGAATAATCACATTCAATTCATGAAGGCGTTCTTAGCTGGACTCAAGTCCCTACCAAACCCTGATAAATACACACAAGCCTATATTCGAGCCTTCGAGATGTGCTTGTACTCAGCAGAAAAGAATAATCAAGAAATTAATGTAGGAGGACATACTAGTTATGAAGATTTACGAATCAATGCCTAACAGCGAGTATCATTCGCAGAAAGACCATATATCCAGCTCTTTCGTTAAGAGCGTAGCCAAGCACTCGATTGCTAAAGCGTTACAACCACTAGAGCCGAGCCAAGCCCTGTTATTTGGGGATGCCATGCACACGTATTTCGAAGACCAAGAAGCCTACAACCAACGCTTCAAAGTCTTTGACGATGCCGACATCATTGCTGAAATACTAGAGCGTAGACCCGACATCTCAGCTCCGACCATGACCAAAGACTACAAGACCTATAAGCAAAAATTTGAAGAGGGTCTAAGTGAAAATCAAGTGGTTATATCAGGCGCAGACCATCATCGTATTGAGCAAATGTTCAGAAGTGCCACCGAAAACAAAGCTCTACAAAATATATACGAAGAGCATGACTACGTGGCTGTATGGGATGAATATTCGTTTTTAACGGAAGAAGAAGATATGTATGGACTCAAGTATCGAGTGCGTCCCGATAGGCTCCTTGTAGGCGAAAATGAGCAGCCTCTAGCCGTTATAGATTGGAAGTCATGTAGAGATGCGAGTGCCAAAGCGTTTCGCTCTGACTTTTGGAAGTATCGTTATGACCTACAAGCCGTATTTTATTGCGAGGTGTTAGGTGTACCAGCCGATAACTTTTACTTTGTTGCAATAGAAAAAGAGTTTCCATATAATTCAGCTGTGTATTCCTTATCGGAAGATACCATCATGAACACCGCCATGGCTCTCGGTGAGGTAAAGAGCCGTATATCACAATGGAAAAAGGAAGAATCGCAGGCTTCATTGGGCTTGCCTAACGCTAATACAATTACACTATTATGAGCACAGAACAAAACACACTAAAAATGCTTGCCGAAAGGTACAAACTTACAGGCAAGGACTTCTTCAAGCACCCATATCAAGGGTTTATTATCATCACCCGAACTGGTGTAGAGAAGATTATGGCGCACGACAAAATCACCGTAACCTATGAGGTCGTGCCCGAACTAACTGAGGGACAAGAAAACTGTTGTATTAAGGCTACTGCCGAAAAATTAGATGCAAATGGTGAGGTATACACCGTAGAGTCTTTTGGCACGGCTAACCACTATAACTGTCCCGTAAAAACTAAGAAAGCTGGCGGTGCATTACCCCACTATCCAGTAGAGACCGCTGAAAAGCGAGCAAAAGCGAGAGCCGTTCTACAAATCACTGGGTTCTACTCAGAGGGTGTGTTTAGCGAAGATGAGTCAGAGGACTTCAAACGTGCTAAATAAGAATGGCGAAAAGGGCGAGGCACTCTTAGCTAACTACTTAACAAGGTTAGGCTATGAGTGTTTCTCCGCCCCTCCTAAACGATTTCCAGATTGGGACATAAAAGCAATAACGCCTGAAGGCAGGACAGTTTTGGTAGAGGTAAAGCTAGACGTAACGGGTATGTTTCTCAAGAACAAGAAGGGATTTAACTTCTACATTGAGATGTTTAATACCAAACAGTTCGAGCCTAGTGGTATATTCAAGACCAAGTCAGATAAGTATGCGTACTTCTTCCTGATGCCCGATAACACGTACCGCTTATATGTGTTCAAGACAAGAGAACTTAGAAATTTCTTGTGCGAGAACGTAGACATTCCTACCACTGGAAACTCAGTGGAGGGCAACGCAGCAGGGTGGCTCCTACCTAACACGAGCCTACCAAAAATTAATCACACCCTAATAAAACTAGACAGAGAAGGAAACTATGTTGATAGCAACGATTATTATATTAGCAACGATTATTCTAGCTGATGTCCAAAGCCAAAGGTCGCAGAACCGTCACTAAAGCCATAGCCTTCTTTCACGAGAAAGGGATGATAGTGGATGAGGTAGAGCTGGGAGGGCGCTTCCGCAAGTCCAAAGACCTATTTGCTGGACTCTGCACAAAGTGTTGGCTTGAGGAATGTAATCATTCTGATACCAAGTTCGATGGATTCGATATTATAGCGATGGATGGGAGTAACGTTTGGCTCGTGCAAATCAAGACGAACCGACCACCCACACAAAAATCGTATATTCGTTTTGCTAAGAAGTTTGCTAGTAGGTATATTCGCATCCTTGCGATGACGTGGTATGACCGTAAAGGATGGGTCACCCACACATTCAACAAAAATGGAACCGTAACTAAAAGAGATTTAAGAAAAACTAATGAGAAGAAAAATGACTAAGAACGAACTGTCCATACTAAAACTAATTAACGAAAAGGGTCAGGTCACGTATGCGGACATAGAACCCTTAATGACGCAGGGTACACACGACATTTATTGGACTACCTTTTCAACGATATGTAGCATGATACAAGCAGGTATCATAACGTCTGAGGACAAGCATCCTGCCCTTTATAGCATCACCGCTTACGGGCGCAGCAAAGCCGTTGAGTTGCTATGAGCCAATTAGACCAAAGGCACTTAGAGGAAGTGCTGGTTGGTACGCTCATTGCTAACAAAGAATACAGAGACCTTATATTCAATGTAACGGACGCTACCCACTTCCCTAACCTGCACCCCATTTACTTAGAAGCGTGCGAGCAACACGCACAAGGCATCCTGTTCAATGAGGACACCTTAGCGGCTAGGCTGGATAATTATAGCTGTGATTATCTACTTGAGTTGCAGATGCACCAACGCACCTCGGAGCATGACATCAAGGGGTACTCTCGCATCCTTAAAGATACGGCTGATAGGCGAAGACTAACCAAGTCCTTAACCGAGGCTACCCAGCTCGCTCATAATCCATCCACCACGATGGACGAACTAATGATGCAGATAGATAAGCTCAGTGGCGAACTGGACGAAGCTACCCCAGTAGATGCGCTAACCCCAACACAAATCTTCGAGCGAGAAGAATCCCAGCCCAAGAAGGAGAAGCTAATCACGGGTGAACCAAAGGTAGATGAGCAACTTTATCAGCACGTAGGTCTACACAAGGGCGATATAAACGTGATACTAGCCGATTCAGGGCATGGAAAGACCCAATGGTCAACGTTCCTAGCTTCTAGGTTGGCCGTACAAGGGTATCAGGGTCTGTGGTTTCAAATGGAGGATTATGACGTGAACACAGCTACCCAGTTAGCCCTACAAGCAGTAACTCACGCTGATAACGTGCGCATCGTAGACAACACCGATGACATAGACGAAATCAAACGTCTGTGCCGTCTAGCAAAAATTGAGGGTGGTCTTGACTTCGTGGTCATTGACTATGTGCAAGAAGTGTATGCTCAGGGCAGGTTCGACTCAAGAACCTTAGAGATTAACTATGTAACTAAAATACTAAAACAGATAGCCAAAGAACTCAACGTGTTGGTTATCGTACCTAGCCAAGTTACTATCTCTGAATATAACCGTTCAGGGTGGCAACTAGAACCTAAGTACAAGGACGCTCAATGGGCACAGGTCATTAAGAACGTAGCTCATTGTATGACCTCAGTGTTCCGACCCAACATGGTTGAGTCCCTTATCCTCATGGATGGGTTTGGTGACCTCAAGGTTAAGGGGTGGAGAGATGGTGACGTTCACTCCTATGAGAGTGTGTTCGTTAAGGTTGTGAAGAGCAGGCGAGGACAGCTCACACATGAACGCATCAAGCTATTGCACCACAAAGACCTAGGACTAAAAATTTAGTTATTGACTTTATTCATTTACTCATCTATATTTAAACTTCAACTATAACTTAATCAAAGAAAAATGGCGACAATTATAAACGCTTCAATAGACGTAACAAAAATCCCAAAAGAATCGTTAGTGGTAGGTAAAAAAGGCACGTATGCCAACGTTACTGTGTTCATTAATGATGAAACTAGATTTGGGAACAATGCTAGTATTGCAATGAGCCAATCTAAGGAACAGCGAGAGGCAGGAGACTCAAAAGTATATTTAGGCAACGGACGTGTAGTGTACACCGAAGGAGCCGTGACAGTAGCAGAACGGGAAGATGCCGATGCTCCAGCAGCAGCGGTTGAGGCAGCACTGCCCTTTTGATAAAGACCCGATTCTACGCTACATAATAGAGAAACTATTCTGATAGTGTATTTTCATTAGTATTCCTTATGAATGGAGGGTGTGACAGCTCCCATTCTTTTTCAGGACAATCCTGATATAATTAAACATATAACTCTTTCTTGGGGTTGTGTCGTTTGATGATATTTTGAGAAGGGGACTTGTGCGAGCAATGTCCCTTTTTTTATTGGTATAGTTTTATTATATTACATATATCTCTTGTTGAGGTTAGTTAGATTTATCCATTTAAGCCCCACCTAATCAGTGGGGTTTTTTATTGGTATTGATATTTTGGTGGTAACTACCTACATTTTATCATTTAACTAACAAAATACGTATGTACTACGATTATTTTAGCATTAAAGAATTTCTAGTGGATAGAGTGATGGTGGGTGTTCCTATTCACGTAGTAGATAAGATAGAGAAGCACCACAAGCCCATAATTAACCCTATACGCCACAAGATAGGTCAACCCATACAAGTATCCCAGAACAGTGGGTATCGCTCGAAAGATTGGGAATTGTCGCACGGCAGAAGTGGAACTAGCGAACATACATTTACTGGTCTAGGAGCCGTAGATTACACGTGCGCTAACATGGAGCTACTCTTGGAAGAGCTTAGAGCGTCCGACTACAAGCGCATCTGTTACTACCCAGAGCAGAAGTTTATACACTGTGACCATAAAGGAGACAGATACCACGAATTTGAAGTAGATGAGGACGGCAAATGGCAATACAAGGGCGAAAGAAAATAAAGGCGGTTACCATAGATAACCGTAGTGTACCACAGGGTAAGATAAAGGGCGTTAAGCAAACCAAGATGCCCGAAGTAACTAGACGTAAAAAGGTATTGAGTAGGGAGCGTATCGTTCCTATTATTGATTTCACCGTATATTTAATTAACAAAAGAGCCGTAACTATGACTTGGACTTGGTTAAAATCCCGATTAAAAGAACCCTCAACGTATCAAGGTGTAACCGCTATAGCTGGTGCTATTGGTGTGAGTGTACAGCCTGAGATGTACGAATCCATTGCTGCATTAATGGTAGCCATCATTGGTGTGATACAGACCATCAAAAAAGAGAAGCCTGAACCAGAGGCAAAATGACTCTTGAAGAGATTAAGGATACAATCAAAAAGAGTCCCTACTCAATGGTCGACTTCTCAAAGCACGTTGCCATCTACATGGGCGTGGAGTGGTCAAACAAGTTCAAGGAACGAATCTATCAGCTTCTCTCCCCAAAGGGGCACGGTAAGCCCTCCGAAGATGAACTATCAGCGATGGTGTTCTGGTGTGAGGTACAGACAGACCCACACTGGTACGCACATAGATACTATCGTTCTAAAGACCTACCCAAAAAATATCTCTTATTAAGAGACTGGCTTACTGGGCGAAGAAGCTACAATCGCCTACAGGTTAAAAAAATGCTTGACTATATATCTCGACTTCTGTAGATTGTGGATAACACATTAACAGAGGGCATCTCGCTTAATCGTGGGTTGCCCTTTTTTATTTGTCAAAATTATGCACAACAAAAACCCTTAAATCTGCACAATGAAAACAATCGCACAACAATTAGGTATTACCGAATTTCTCTTTAAAATAAATCAAATAGGTAAACTAAAAGTTTACCCAAAGTAAAAAAAATAATAACAAAATGACTATCACCAACCTAATCATTGACCGAGTGTGCGAAGACACAG